CGCCGATTTTTAGCTTGCGCGTATCCGTCTCAAGCCCCCATTCGCCGCTGAGCAACACCGGGTTGACCGCAGTCCAGTTGGCTGCTGTATCGCGCCTTTGTGCTTGACGTGTAAAAACTACTTGGGTAGTCATGCGCCACCCCCATCGTAAATATATTCAATCACTGTTGGCGCTGGTGGGACCGGCGCCAACGCCGCGCCGCCATCCAGGATTACTACCGTCTCTTCTGGGGCGTCAACCTTAGCTAGCGGGATTCTGCAAAACTTGCCATCGTCAAACCGTTGCGGCGCCATTTCCACTTTATACGTTTCGCCATTTACGCTAATTGCTGCACCATATCCCAATCCTCCAAACTTGCTAGTTTGTGCAATTAATAAATAATCAATTATTGTCAGGTTGCCATCAAAAATCATTTCACTGTTCAAATCAAGATAGCCGTCGCCAGTAATGGCGCCGGCTATCACGGGGACAACATCCAGGTCTGGGTCTAGGAAGTCATCCAGGTCATCCATCAGTCGCCAGGCTCCGCAGACTTGGTCTTCTTGCCGCCTTCGGGCGTGGCATCGATAACCCCCAAGGCCATCAGAGCGGCAGCTTCTTCGGCGGTTAGCCGGGGGATCTCGGCGCCATCTTCATAGCGGGCCCCGTCGTGGTCAACAGGGCCATTGAGAACGGTGTAGGAAGGCATGATCAGGCGACAACGTTTTGGAAAAAGTAGCCAACATCAGAAGCGCAAATGAGTTCATTCACGCTTTCGCCAACTCGCACCCGCTGAGCGCCACGTAGGCCGACCTTAGGCTCTGGAATACTGCCGCTTACGCGATTGCCATGTTCAGCTGTAAAGCCAAAAGTGATGGCATTGCCACGAATAGAGGCTAATGGGTTGTTGTGGAACAACGCCATGTGCTTGCCCCACACCCTGACCAGCGTTGGGGTTTGACCAGGCTTGGCAGTGTTAATCCAGCTTTCGCCAATCAGCAACCGATCCAGCTCAAGCAATTCGGCAACGGCTTGCACAGATGCCGGAGCGCCATTTGCGTTGCTGGTGCCAGTGTTTCCAGTGCTGGACGGGGCCAGGGCCGCTGTGATCTTGGGGTGAACCCGAATTTTAGACCAAGCCAAACGACCCAGTATGCCATAGTTAAACGGCATCAACATGCCGTCACGCGCCGTCATGATAGCGGAATAGGGATCAGAGTTTGTATAATCCGAGAACTGAGAAGTGCCGCTTAGGGTAATGCGATTAGCTGCAGGATAAGTGTTTGCATTAAAATACAAATCAGCTACCCGCTTTTCTCGATCCAAAGCAACCAGCTCAGCAAGACCTTCAACTGCATGTCCTATAGGATCGTAACCCGGAGCAGCGTTGTTAATGTCCTCATTTGGCACCAGGTCGTCAAGTCCATAATCCTTGACGAACCCAGAAACCTCAGTTGAGCCAAACTGAACTTCATTGGGCACACCTTTGCGACCAACCAAGGTCGAAGGTACGGTAAACATTTCATCGCGGTTGTACTGGTTCCACTTAAACTCCCGACGGCCAACCTTGATTCGCGGTGAAACTTCATCAGCAATGTAAGCGCGGTTGGTGTAAGCAAGAGCAATTGCTGTATACTCTGGCTGAATTGGGAAAGGAAAGTTCTGATAAGCCATTGAATTAGTGTATCAGGGGGAAAGAATTAACCTTGGAAAGAACCGGGGGAAAGAAGTACCGGGCCTTTGTCGCCTACGACAGCGCTAACTAATGCAATGCCGCAGGTTCGCACGTTTGAACCGGCAGATGCAGTGGCGGCAATAGCTCGACCCGTTGAATCGCTCATTAACAAGCCGCCACGGGTAACAGTTCCGCCATACTCGACAGTGGCGATGTCGGTCAATACAGCATCAATTCGTTCGCCAGATGCACATCCCACGTCATCGGAAACGCAGAAAATAGAATCACCGGCAGCAGCGCCTTGAATCAAAGTGTGATCATCAGCGCCAAACTTCAAAAAGCGATTGGGGCTAATGGCGGCACCAGCCACATAGGCTTTAACTAATCCTTGGTTACGCATAGCAATGACCTCAAGATTGGATGAGTTCGCGCCGGGCCTGAGCCACGGCATCGGTAGCGGAAAGAGTTCGGCCATCAGCCTTAGCTTTGGCCACCAGCTCCTTAGCCTTGTTGGCCATTTCGATAGCGGTAGGCTCAATTTTCTCGGGCGTTTTTGCCTCGCTTAACGCCTCGGGGGCTGGGGCGTATGACACCGAAGGCGCAGCATCTACCATCCGAACGGCAGCGCGATTGGCCAGGTTGGCTTTTTCAGCGGCCAAAACAGCATCGGCTGCTTCGAGTCCGCTGGTTCTACCGTCAGCGGCTAGGCGGTCAATCAGAGCTTCATGGCCTGGCAATGACCGGGCACGAACATCGGCGATCCGCTGGCGTTCGGCGGCGGCACCTTCGGCCCGCAATGATGCGACGACCTCGGGGTTGGCCGCTAGCCATTCGGCAGTGGTTTGGGTGGGGGGTTGATTTTCATCCATAGCAAAACGGGCGGGGGGCTGGGTGGATGGGGCAGAGCGCCCACCAGTGGAGGCGCCAGGGGTTGCAGTGAGTTGAGCTATCAGCATGTCCAGGCTACTGATTTGGTCCGCAAGGCCCGCATCAATCGCCTGTTGACCGATGAACATTCGCCCATCAGCCATGTCATCAAGAACACGCTCAACCGATACCCCACGGTTGGCGGCAACATCAGTGACAAACAGCGAGTACAAATAGTCTACTTGATCCTGGATTACTTTTTGGCCGGTTTCGCTCAGCGGGCCATACTGCGATGCCGCCCGCTTGAACTTGCCGGCCACGATTTCGGTGGTCTTGACCCCCATCGCCTGCTCTCGCTGGCTCACGTCCACATGGGTCGCGACCACGCCAATCGAACCAACCTGAGCGGTTCCAGAGTCCAATACCGTTTGGTCAGTGGCAGAGCCTATCCAGACTCCAGCGCTGGCCATTAGGCTTTGAACCATAGTGGCGATAGGTTTCACACCACGCACCGCCCGCACCGCTGCCGCAGCGGTCTGGGTGCCAGCCACAGTGCCGCCTGGGGTGTCCGCCAGCAGGATGATGGCCTTGACGGTGGGATCTGCCGCTGCGGTCTGAACATCACGGGCGAACAGATCGGTGCTCGTGCCGCCTGACATGTTGGTCATCAGGTTCATCCGCTGGGCCAACACGCCATGCAGCGGGATCAATGCCGCGCCGTTCCGCACCTCATAGCCCTGCTGCTGCTCGGTCCCCAGTGGCCGGCCAATCCTGGCCTCTACAGCCGCAACGTCCAGTTCCTCCCCACGGCTGCGAGCCGCGTAGATCGCTTGGATTTCCTCCAGGCGGTTGGGCAGGATCGCCCAGGGTGCATTTAGGACATCAAGAACTGTCATGGGCCCAATCTAATCGGTAGTGCTGTTGGGGTCAGGTGGAGGCACCGCAACCGCGACAGCAGGCACATGCAGGCCATCGCGCACTCTGGCCGCCATCTCCCTCGCGGCTTGCCGGTGCTTAGTTTCCCAGTCGCCGCCGTCATAGGCCACAACCTCTTCGGCTCGGGTGGTAATGCCCTCCTCCATGCGCTTGGCTGCCGCCATGGCCTCTTTCAACGGATCGAGGGCCCCAGGGCCATCGCCACACCAACTCGTCTGGCTCCATGCATACCTTATGAACGGGTTAGCAAAAAAACCTGGCGCCTGGATGATCCCCAGTGCCACGGCATCGGCCAACCACTCTTCATAAACGGGCTGGCATAGCCGCTGGGCCAGCCAGACGCGCTTAATTTGCCAGGTGCGCCAGGCATCCATCAATGCAGCACGGCTAGCGGAATAGCTCGCGTTGAAGGCCTTTGCCAACACCTCCTTAGGGATCCCCAGACCCATGGAGCAGATGTTCAGCATCGCCCCAAAAAATGGGTCGAAGTTTGGATTTGGGCGGCCAGGGGTTGGGCTGCTGATGCTCTCGCCTGGCATCAGGTTCACGGCGCGGCCGCTTTCGATCGTGCCGTCCCAGCCACCAGCGGCGGCCAAAATCCTGGCCCGCTCGTCATCGCTGAAAATGGTCGTTTCTTGAAAGGCTTCCGGGTCCATCTGCAAAAACAGCGCCAGCGCTGCGCTGTTTACCGCCGCGTCCACTTCGGCGTCGGTGTACCGGGTTATCTGTTTGATTGTGGCAATGATCGGGGCCAGGATCGGCAGCCCACGGGTTTGGCCGGGCCGCTTCATTTCCTTCAGGTGCAAGACATTGCGGCGGCCAGAGCTGCCCCGGTACGGGATCCGTTCCCATGTGTTGGCGGTTCGAGGGATCAGCCGGCCTGGGTGGTAGCGAGAAACCTCGATCGCTACCGGCTCGCCGTCGGCATCGCGCTCTACGCCATCAATCAGCGTGGCGGTATTTATCCGTCCATTTGGATTGCTAACCCGGTCAGCCTCAACAATCTGCATCGTCAGCCGAAACGGCCAATCCTCGCGGCCCTTATCGCCGAGCAGTACAAACACATCACCGCTGGAATCGTGCGAACGCAACGCCAGCTGCTGCTGCTCATAGAAACACAGCTCGCCATGGCGATCGGCATACGGCGATTTTGCCCACATTCCAAACCGCCGCTCGGTCATGCTTTGCCATTCGCTGGCCTGTTCATCCGAAAGGCCCAGCTCCTTGGCATCGATTCGGCTTTGCAGGCTGAGGCCGGTCCCAACAATGTGCGAAACCCTTGTCTCAATCGCCCCAGTCGCTACCGGTGCGGTTCGCTCCAGATCCCTGGAGAATGCCCGCAGGTCGGCCAGTTCATACTCGGCCTCACCGTCTGCATCCAGTAGCTGTGGACGCCAGTTGGCAAACCGCGGCGACCGGGCCATTCTGCTGGTACCGGTCATGCCGCCAAAGGCCATCATCCCGCCATGGCCTAAGCGGTCAAGGTCGGCGGGCAAAGCCTGAGCCACCGGGCGGTTCTTGCTGTTGCGGCGCTTTGCCATCAGAAGTTCGGCCTAAGGGTGAATCCCCGGCCACGGCCATTGGCCCGGCTGCTCAGCTCCTGCACCCTGCGGTCCCATACCTGAATTCCCGCCTGCACTTCTGCAAGGTCTGCACGCTTCAAGGTTCGGCCGCCAATCGTTTTTTCTTGGCCGGCCAAAATCTTCAGCTCCGCATCGAGATAATCCTCTAGCCGCGCTGTGGCGGTTGCCAGCGTGATACCTGCCATGGTCTACATCATACTCACCCAAACCGCCCGCCAGTGCCAAACCTATTAGCCCCTCCCCCTCCCGTCCCCGGCGCCTGGGTGCCCAAGCTGCGGGCGAGTTGGGCCCACATGGTGCCTGCTGCGTAGTGGCGCTTGGTTAGCTCCAGCATCGCCAGGATGTAAACCTCCAAATCCAACGGCTCGTTTCGGGCCCCTTTCTCGTTTCGCCATTCAGATTGCTCAAACCCTCTGCCGTCAATTGTGGTTACAAGCTTCTCACAAGTTAAACCCTTAAAATATTCATCCTTTGCATTTTGCCCAAAGTGCATAAACCCCGGCCCTGGTTGCTCAATGTTTAACCTTCCGTAAATAGTTCGTTTTAGAGTATGCGTGTTTATCATGTAAAGGGTAACCCCCTTTTTTATCTTGCGACCACGTAAATTTACGTCTTGTTTTGTGCCATCGCCAAGGGTTTTAGCTTTTTTGTCGCTGCCGCCTTTGACTGCTACCACTCCCTCGTTGACCCTTTGGCGGCAGTAGTCATAGGCTTCATGCGTAAAATGGCCCCCAGTGTCAACCGCTGTTTTGTGAACGGTCATGGTGCCGCCGCTTGCATGATTAAATACAGTCTTACGAATCACGTCAATCTGCTTCCATACTTTATCTTCTGCTGGATTTCCATATACCTTCTCGTGCCATATCAGCCAGCTTTCCTCGCCTACTCCAAAGCCCTTGACCTTGATCTCTAGCCATGTGTCCTGAACGTCAACCGCCGCCAGTAACAGCAACACCCCATCTGGGCAGAACCCGCTCGGATATGGGTTTGCCGCGGCACGTTGCATCAGGCCATCGGCAGAAACCTTGGCTGTTGCGGGATCCTCCCAGGCCTCGGCTGCCCGCTTGTTCACCCAGCCCTTCAGGAGAATAGTGTCATTTTTGGCACGCAAAAATTCATCGCGGATTTTTTCCCAACTCAGCCATCCATAGGGGGCATACCAGCCAGGCAGGTGAAACCCTGCTGTTTCGCCATCGCCCTTGGCGGTAGCTCCCCACACCCCTCCGGCCAGCATCGCCACTTTGTGATGCTGCGCCAGGCGCTCACCGCACGCTGGGCACTTGCACCAAACCTCCCCATCCTTTTTGTCCCAGACCATGTGCTCCCAGCGGATCACCTCGTTGGCCCCGCAGCAGGGCATGAACGCGGCAAGGCGCCGGCGGTCGCTGCGATTTTCGAACTCCCAGGTGATCCGGCACGCGCCGCGGGTGCCGGGGGTGCTGGTGATCAAGGTTTTGCGGTCGGGAAAGTTGCTCTGCCGCGCCTCGGCGTTCTCGATCGGACAGCCCTTGTCGTCAATTTCCAGGGGCAGGCTTGACGCCTCATCAACCCATAGGTTTTGGGCCGGCATCCCCTGGGCAGCGCTGCCGCTGTTGCCGCCAATGATTGATAGCAGCATGTCCCCTTGAAACTCCTTCAGGAACATGGCGTTGGCCGCGTCCCTGCTCTTGGTGCTGATCTGCTTTGCGGCAACCGCCGGGGTGTCCTTGAACAACGGGTCAAGCCGTTGCCTTACCTGCCGCTTGGCAAAGGCTTCGGTTGGGAACAGGATCAGGAAAGGCGCCGGGTCCATCGCAATGGTTCGCCCCAGCCAGTTCAGGCCGCATTCGGTTTTGGCCCCTGACTGGCTGCCGAAGATCAGGATCACGCGCCTGATCTTCTTCTCCCGTGGGCTCAACAGGTCCATGGGCTCCCGCAGGAATGGCACCCGATCGGTTCGCCACTGCCCAGGCTCTGAGCTGCTGCGCCTGGTCAGCTGTCGCTCGGCGTCGGCCCACTCGCTGACGCTTAGATGCAGCGGCGGTTGAATGGCCTCAATGAACGCATCCTCGTAAATCTGGCCGCCGTCAGGCATGCTGCTTGAGCCCCTTGAGGGCGTTCTCGATCTCCTCTTCGAGCAGGGCCCGCACATCCTCTGGATCACTCATCGCAGCCAGCCGCGCAGCATTGCGGGTTGGAATGATCAGCAGCAGGTCCCGCACCTGGCGAGCGAGCTTGGCGGCCCTGGTGCGAACATCCACTTCGGTAACCACCTCGTTTCGATCTCTCAAAGCTCCGACACGCGCCCGCTCTGCGTCGTAGTGCAGCTTGCGTTTCATGCTGACATCGGCCGCCTGGATCTCATCTTCTGGTAAGCCCAGGATCAGGCTTTTTAGTTCGTTGTCACTGGGCAATCGATCGGGCCCAGTTGGAGTCGCAACAGAGGCGCCAGGTTCGGAGGAGCTTTTTTTGTGGCTATTGCGAACCTTGACTGCATCCCAAAGGCGGTCGGCAATCTCAGAATCAATCAGAAACGAACCGTCTTCCTGGGGGATCACCGCCGGCTTGATTCTGATTTGCCTGGCCTCCTTCACCGTTGGAGCACTACAGCCCCTGTGCCTGGCGTACTGCGCCTGCGTCATCAATGGCATGTTTTCAGGGCAACCCTTAGCCTTAGCCTTATCCTAACGGCTAGCCTAAGCCTTACATGTGCTTGAGGCGGGGTAGGGGTTGGTGTGCCTTGCCGGGTGATCGAGTAAGGCTAATTTTTTGGCCACTCGCTAGAAAAAGATCGCGCGCGAGATGACCCACGGCTAAGACCCCTGTCGAAGGACCCAAGCCATGGGGGGGTGCTTCACCGTGCCGTCTTCAGCGCCTCGGTCACATGTCGCTGCAATGCGGGCCCCCAAGTCCTGCTCACGCTGTTTTGGGTGACCTGACGGATTGGCCATCGCTTGGGGATGTTGGGCAGCTGGTTGAAAAGCAGGAGCGACTCGACCCGATACCTGCGCATCCTGCCTGAGCCGATGCGACGGTAGACGCCAGGCTTGAGCTTGCCGCGCCGCTTGTCAAGCATGAAAGTTTCAGGCCCACCCTTGAGAGCATTGACAGCCGCGGCCTTGCTCATGTTGCCCGATGCATTGAGCCGTGCCCCACGCCCTGGTCGCCATGCTGGGGCAGCCGTGAGGCGCCGCTCTGATGGCCTTTGAGGCCTAACGCCACCCTGGATGGATGGCAGCAGGTAACGCTCCTGGATTTGTTGTGGTGCCAGTTCGGCAGTCAGGTTGCGCTTGTTGCTAAACCTGGAGACCTTGTACGCCCGTTGGGTGAACTGGGTGGGCCTGTCGAAGTATCTGCTGGTCGATTCGTTGAGATCCTTAACCCCGCCTTTGGCGACCTCATTAAGTGCCCTCGATGCTGCAAAAGGCATCTGGTTCTGGATTCCTGCCAGCCATGCCTGAGCCTTGTTGAGGCCGCTGTTGTCAATGTCTAGGCGGATGCTGGGCATCTATCCCCCCCCCACCTCTACATTTTGCACAATGATCTCGCATCCTTCTAGTTCCCCTTCCATGCAATATGACTTGATAGCAACAACCCTGCACACTTGAGAATCGTCTTTGAATAGGACGCCGGTGAGTGCGTCAAGGGTTGACCGCTGGATTTTGTCAATATCTGGCTTGGTGATGACGTGCCTGGGAGCGCTTGCCTTAAGCAGGCCTTTGGCGTTGAAATGGCTTTTGGGTCTTGCGAACCGAAAAGCCAGTTCAAGGAACATCGGGCCCAATGCCATGGGAGCGCCGGCTTTCAACGCCTCTTGCCTGACGGCCTCGCGCCAGGGCTTGAGGTTGGTGCTTTGCTCCACCATGATGCCGCGGCCAACATGCTTTTTAGACCCCTGAGGGGCTGGCCTGATGCCTTCGACGTTGAAATGGATCAGATTTGCCATGCCCCCAACCCTACCTCAGCTCAGCGGGTAAAACGATGGACATTCCTGAGCAAAATGCAAGGAGTCGTTGCATTCTGGAATACCAACAGTGCAATAGCCTAGACGTTTAATTGTTCTTTCAGAGTCAATTTTATCAATTCTGCAAGGTGTTGGTTCAAAGAGCTTACACATTTTGCACGTTCGCCTACCTGCCAGTCGTGGCAGCTCTGGAGCGATGTTTTTACAAGTACGCCCTAGTCGTATGTTGGCAACAGTTCTTGTATTTTTCATCCCAAGTTGCTGCCGCAATGTTTCGTTAGTAATGCTAATCGGTGCGGTGAGGATGGCTCTGATGGTGGCTTCGTCGTTTGCGTTGTTGGGATTACTCATGGCTGCTGGGGGTTCTTTGTGGTGGGAGGGGGATGCGCTGGCCTGAATGTTGGTCGCTAGGTCGAATGTTGGCGGGTGCAGCCAACATTGAGATCCTTTGCGCTGGAAAGGATCTCAAGGAATTTTGGCCCAATGTTGGTATGTTGGTCTGTTGGTCGTTCCGGGCGTCCGTTTTCGTGAAAAAAGGGGTAAGAAAAAAAAGAAGCCCAAAAGGACCAACATACCAACATAGATACATATATATACCTATATCCCTTACGGGGACTAGGTTTTTGAATGTTGGTCGATGACCAACATTGGACCAACAGACCAACATTCGCAAGGGTCATGGCAGAGACCCGGTTGCCTGATAGGTCCAGGCGCCTCTTGAGCCAGTCCCTGCCGTGCCCATGCCCATGGCAGCAAGAGCCTCAACCGCCGTGGCCGCTGCTCCGCTGTCGATGTCCCGCCGCTGGGTCTTGGTGAGTCGCTGAGCCACGTCACGCCACGCAATAGGCGCCTCGCTGGCCTCTGCCAGCTTGTGGATCATCCTCATCAGGTCCGAGGCCTCACCGGCCTCTGCAACGCTCTCGTGGATGCCAACGGTCCATTGGTTGATCGCTTCCACCAGCAGAATCGCCCGCTCAACCACGCCGATGCTTACCGGCGCTGAGGGGCTGCTGCCAAGCTCCCAGGACCAAAGGAGATGCAAGAGGCCGGCGATTCGTAAGACCTTGCCGGCGGCCTTGCCCATCAGGGCTCCATAGGCCGGCAGGGTGGCCCTGAGAGCATGTTCCTGGGCCTCGAACTCATAATCCATAAAAAGGCGCCTGGCGTCGGCCTCCATGGACAGGCTGGTGATGGGCAGGCAGTAGAGAAATCTGCAGGCCGCAGCCAATAACTCTGCAGCCGCATCGGTGGCGTCAATCTCTACCTGAGTTTCATCGTCGGCGATTCGGACCGCTCGGGGGGGTAAAGGGACAAATTCAAACCTGGCCCAAAGGCCCGAAGCGTCGCCGCTGGCCACCAGGCCTTGCAGGATTTCGGGCTGGATGGTGCCCCAGATCGTCAGGTGACAGCGCTCGTAGCTGCGGCCTCCGTTAGCTGCGGCCACCCGCAACGATCGAAAACCGGTCCCGTCGTAGGTTTCGAGCAGCTGTTCGGAGTCCGCCCCTCTGCCGCCCGTGTAGCGGCCAAAACTACCAAACAGCCCCGCCAGTTCGTCGCGATGAATTGACAGCGCCGCTTTGCGAATTTCGTGAACTTGCAGCTGCGAGGCCAAGGCCTCGGCGGTGTAATCGCTGGTTGAGATAAAAACCGGTGCGGGGGGATCTGGTCGCTCTGCCGGCTTGACGCCTCGGTTTTGCTCGGTCCACTCCGCCATGGCCCGGCTGTGGTGTTGTTTCAATTCGGCCCTCAAGGCCCTAGTGGGCTCGTCTACAAGCGCCTTGGAAAGGGGCGTTTTTTTGGCCCCAGTCTTGGCAACCAGGGCCACATAGAGGTTCAACGGGACCCGGTAGGCCGCTGCATGGCTGGCGACCAGTTCAGTGCCGAGCTTTACCACCCCGCTTACGCAGGCCAGAAAGGCCATGATGGCGCTGAGGTCATCTGACGGGAGATACCGGGTCCGCGTCGCCAGGGCATCTGCCAGCAGCGGGGGCATGATGTCATTGAGGCGAATGCCGGCATTGCCATCGGCCCGGGTGAGCGCCTTGGCCAGACGCTGAGCTTCCTGGGCCACCTGAACGCCTGATTCCTCCTCCCGCTGAATGGCGTTCAGCAGATCGCGCAGGGTGGATGCCGGGATCTTGCTGGCGTCCGACAGGCGGAGCCGCTCGGCCTCCAGGTCCTGGCGCGAGGCCCCGCCCTGGACCGCGTACCGGAATTGTTCGCGTACTTCAGCCAGCGTGAGAGGTGGGGGCTCGACGGGCTGGGGCTGGGGGTGTTGCGCTGGTTCTTTCAGCGTCCAGTAGGCCTCGGTGGCCGCTTCGAGGATGTCGAGGATCGCGCTCTCGGGACCGTCTGGGGCATCGTCAATGGATCCACCGTCTGGGATGCCGGGCCATAAATCGATTGCCGGGATCACCAGCATCGGCAGTCCTGCCTGCGCTGCGGCCTCGGCTGCGTTCTCGGCGCGCCGTCGCCCCTCCTGCTGGTGTTTCTTCCGATGTGGGCCGTCATAGTCGGCCAAGTAAACCACCCCTGGGCAGCCACCAGCCTTGAGCGCTTGGTAGCGGGGCACGATCTGCTCAATGGTGTGGGCGTGGCCTGGCTGGCTGATCGCGACCACCCCCTGTGCTGCGCAGAGTTCTGCGCATTTTTCTCCCTCGGGCTCAAGAATCCAGCCATCGGCGCCGATCGTGTCGGCCAGGTTGAAAACGGGCCAAGGGTCAGGGCCTGCGCCTTTCTCCCATTTGTCATCCAGCAGATGAAACCCGTAGAAGGCCTTGTCTCCGTCAGGAAGCGCCACCCGTTTAACCAACTGGGTGGGCCCATAGCGGTATGGGCTGCCGCTTGGCTCCCTGGGGGTCATCTTGGCCAGCCACGGCGGCCGGTCAGGCAATGGCGCTGGGGGTGTCCGAGCTGGCTCAGTTGGCCGCTGCTGAATCGATCGCCGTGGGAGGCGCTGGGCCCCGTCGCGGGGTTTGTCGAGGGTGAAATGGCCCGCCCTGCCGTCTTTGGTGTTCGCCGTGAACGCCCACGCTTGATCATCAGCCCCGGTGATCACCTCGCCGGGGCGGTGGTCTTTGGGGTGATGGCAGATCACCTCAAGGCCGTCGGGTGAAATGCGGCAGTCGGCATCCTTTGTTCGACCGCAGACCGGGCAAGGGGTGCGCCTGCTGCTGGTTATGAGCCTTGGTTTGCCACTAGTCATGCGATCAGGGCCATCTGCTGTGTTGGCTGTGGTCTGGACTCTGATCTTTTGCGTCCACGGCGATGCCTGCCGTGAACCCATCTGGTTTTGGCGCCTTCTGCCTGCGCCTCTTCCTGTTTTCGATGTTCCTGGTGTTGCACCAGCCATTCCAGATACTGGCGCTCCTCGCTTAAAAGTTGAGTAGCTGCGGCGCTTGGGTCTGTTTCCAAGAGGTCACGAAACGCAAGATCGACAATCTCTTGTCTGTTGTGATCGTGATAAGGAATACGATTGTAAATATAATGCAATGCCTCATCAGTAAGCCATTCATCTAGTTCGTGTAAATAGCGCCGCTGCAGCCACTGGGCCCCGGTGAGACGCCCCCAGCGGGTCAGGATGGTGGGCTCAGGGCTTTGCATTGCCGCCCCTCATCGCCTGCTCAAGCAAAAGCTGAACCACGGTGGTTTTGGGAATGCCACGCTCCTTGGATTCGGCCTCAAGCCATTGGCGGATTCGAGGGGGGCATTTGAACGTGAAATTGGAACCGGTCATAGGTGGCAGCGGTTTTGATCACTTTACAGCAGATCCGCGTCAGATCCGCGTCAGGGGTGCTATGGTCCACCCATGGCCGCCGCACCATGACCTGGCGGCCGGCCGCCACCCCTGAGGCTCCCACCATGCCCTAGCCCTTATGCCCCGCCTGGGGCTTGTTTGACAGCTTTGAAAATCATTATCACTCCCGCTTTCCCATGACATCCAAACACGAAGAATTTCCACCGCTGACGCCCCAGGCCAAGTACGTTTTGGGGCAAAGTATTAACGTTTCCATACCTAACTGGAATCGTCGTTTTGCTGCTGCCGTGATCCGTGAGGCAATGGTGCAGTCTGGCACTTGGAATATCAACAGCGACTTCCCGAGAGTTATAGACGCTAAAAATCTTGACGCCATCGCCGACAACCTCCACGCCTTGCCGCCAGAGCCCCCCTTAAAAAAGCAGGCCTTAGACATTTGGGGTCAAGTCGAGGGGGAGGTCAGCGACCAAGAAGCCCAGATCATGCGCACTGCCTTGGCCTTGATCCCAGAGCCAATTCCTTGCCAAGGTCTAGGGCGTCAAGATTTGCAAATTCGTGATTGTTCTAACTTAGCTGCCATAGTTGACCGAGCAGAAAGAGTGCTTCACAACAGTATTACTAACACAAGTATT